TGATTATTTGTTGGAGTTAAGAGAAGAGCAACATAAAAAATATCATGTCAACTATAATCGTCACATGAGGAGGCTTGCAAGTTTATCTAAATCAGCAGAAGAAAAAGGCAATTATACGGCAGCCGTAAGTGCTGAAGTTTCAAGAGGAAAAGCAGCAGGTTTGTATGTTGATAGAAAAGAAATTTTGACTGGATCAATTGATAGTATGCCTAAAGCAGAGGTTGAAAGAAGACTTGCTGACCTGAAAAAAAGGTTTCCAAAGGTAGTAAATGTGCTTTCACGTGAAAAGAAAAAAGATAATGAAAGAGAAGAATATTTGGAAGACGATAAGACTTAACAGTAATATTGTTAAGTGGGATAGAGTTGAGTCCAAAACATCACCTGGAATTCCTGATTTACATGGATTTTTTAAAGATTCTGACACAGGATTTGGACATACCTTTTGGGTTGAATTAAAATTAACTAAGACTAACAAAGTTTTGCTCAGTTCTAAGCAAATTGCATGGCATCATCGCTATGAAAAGTATGGTGGTACGTCTTTTATCTGCGTTAAGGCCCTCTTACGAAGGGCACTGCTGATATATGTGGGAAAAAGGGCCACGGAGCTCGGGGAAAAAGGCTTGAAGCTCGCCCCAGATCTGGTTATGACCGAAACATGGTCCGAGGATCGCTTTGCGCAGCTTGTCAAAATACGCCAAAAATACGCCAAACCCTACGCCCCTATATAGATTACTCGCATGCACCAGGTGCCGCTGGTAGCTGCGGGAAGACTTTAAAATATGGCAGAAATCCGCCAAAAATTACCCTGAAGCTCACGCTTCACCTGGCTGGGCCCTGGAAGCACGGAAAAAATACGCTGACCTTTCGCCGTTTTCTGGGCTTCTATATAGATTCAGTCAGGCCGCCTGGAAGCCGCTGATCCTGCAGCTGGGGAAAAATAAATTTTTAATTGGTTGACTTATAATAAGTTATAACTATATTCTATTATAAAAAAGGGGTCGTTATGTTTACAGTAAAAGAAGCGTGGGCGCTGGTTGGGGGTTTGTCTAAGCCGTCCAAGATGCCGGGCCACGGTTATGGATTAAGCGCTAAAGATTGCAAGACAGGAAGCGTATTAAGAAAAATTGCGAACAGTGTTTGCTCTGCATGTTATGCGTTGAAAGGTCGTTATGTTTTCCCGAATGTGTACGAGGCGCACCAGCGCCGATTAAAATCAATTGACAATAAATTATGGGTTGAGTCTATGTCTTCATTAATCAATTGGTATAAAAACAAATCAAAATATTTTAGATGGCACGATAGCGGGGATCTCCAGGGCGTGGCTCATTTAAAGAAAATTGTTGAAGTATGCAACAAAACACCCGAGGTGATGCACTGGCTGCCAACTCGCGAAGCTGGTTTCGTTAAAGAATATAAAAACAAATACGGTGAGTTTCCAAAAAATTTAGTTGTTAGGCTTTCCGCGTCGATGGTCAACGGCGTCCCGCATAAATCGCACGGTCACAGTTCCACGGTTGTCACCAGCGAAGACCTGGCGACGTCTCACCTATGCAAAGCATATAAACAAGGCAACGAATGCAAGACTTGCCGGGCGTGTTGGGATCCAAAACATCCTGATATAGCATACTTAAAACATTAGGGGGAATGATGTCAAAAAAATACGCTGACTTTTCGCCACGTCTGTGGCCTTACTATACATTACGCAAGCCGCCAGCGGCTAATTTCTCCGTTGTCAAGCCTAAAGAATCGGCAGAAAACAGCCATTTTTTACGAGCTTCTGAGCCTGAAGCATCACCTCCACCTGGGCTTCTGTGGAAAAATACACCAAAATCTCGCCGTTTTCTGGGGTTTCTTATAGATCCAGGGCACCCGGAACAGGATGCAGCTGAGTTGCCGCTATGATGTTTTTCTTTACCACCTTTATTATTTTGGTTGCTGTCGGTCGAAATCCTTTTGTTGCATTTCTTTTTGCTAGTTTGTTCGCACTATTCTTCGCAGTTCATGGGTTCTTGTCGTGAAAAATACATCAGTTGTTCGCCACTCGTTTGGTCTTTATATAGATCTAGAACACATCACCTGGGCTGACCTGGAATGATTAATTTTTTCCTGTCATTTTCCTGTCATCAGAATTTTTGGAGTTTAAATTATGTAAAAAAATAAATTATTATTTTCTTTACTTATAATTAATTATAAGTAGATTGGTATTTGTATTAATAGTTAATACTAGCCTTAAACGATTAAACTAAAGGAGTTACATCATGGCTAAAAAATTAAATGCGTTCGAAGTAAAACTACTTCTTGAATACAGACAGTATCAAGATATCAAAAACCTTGCAGATAAAAAGTGTAAGCAATTACAAAAGCAAGTGTATCAATTAATTGATGATAAGAACTTAACTGAAAAAGAAAATTTTATATTTACTCATAACAATAATGTTTTCTCAATTAGTGAAGTGAATAGATCATTAACTGATATGAAACAAGTAAGGGAAATTTTAACGCAGAAAAAGATAGAAATTCCCGTTAAGACTTCAAGTTACTATGCTATCAAGAATGTGACCAATTCTAAAGAGGTTGAGTTACAAATTGAAGAGCAACTAGGGAGGATAGCTAATGCCTAACGATTTAGTAACACAATTACAAAACCTAAGAAATTTAACTAATACTAACCGCTCAAATAGAGCGGTTAACAACAGAGAGAATTCGGAGGTCGCAGAGCCTTTAGTAAGTAACAATCAAGATGTAGATTGGCAATTGGTTGCTAGTTATCTTGATAGTGAAATGTTTTCTTTCATACTAAGGAATAGAGATAACCAAACAATAAAAGACTTTGGTATTCAACTCTCATCTAATCTAGCTAATAAGTTTGGCTTGACTAGATAACCTACAAAAATGGAGATGGTTTTTATACCATCTCCACACACTCTTCCACCAGCGTAACCAGCATCTCCAAAATAATCCTCGACTCACACGCCCCTACATCTAGTAGTTATTACATTTAGATATACACGATCTAGAGTCCCAACTCGATTTTGCCAGAAATAATCCCTTAAAACGACGCCACCCCCCTCTCCCCCCTATACATTGTGGGCATGCACGTAGCGTGTAAGTTTTACACAAACGATTATATGTGTTAAACATCACAGAAAAATGGATTACGATCAAATTACTTATTCTGAAGCTGAAGACTTAATTAAAAAATTAGAATTAAAAAAAGCTGAAATAGATACGTCAAAGCATTCAAGAGATGATTATCTATCTTTTGTACGTGCCGTATGGCCAGAATTTATTGCAGGGTATCACCATAAAAAAATTGCAGAAAAATTTAATTTAATCAAAGAGGGCAAGTTAAAACGCTTAATCGTTAATATGCCTCCACGTCATACCAAGTCAGAATTTGCTTCTTTTCTTTTTCCCGCATGGATGATGGGCCACAATCCGAAGTTAAAGATTATTCAAACTACGCACACAGCAGAATTATCTTATCGTTTTGGTCGTAAGGTACGTAACCTCATGGATTCAGAAGACTATAAAAATATTTTTCAAGATATAAAATTATCACAAGATTCGAAGGCCGCGGGCCGTTGGGAAACGAATAAAGGTGGTGAATATTTTGGCGCGGGTGTTGGTGGTGCAATCACGGGCCGTGGTGCGGATTTATTGATCATCGATGACCCACACTCAGAGCAAGATGCGTTGTCCTCTACCGCATTCGATAATGCGTACGAATGGTATACCTCTGGACCTCGTCAGCGTTTACAACCTGGTGGAGCCATTGTTATTGTTATGACCCGTTGGTCCGTTAAAGATCTGACAGGTAAATTGGTTAATGCACAAAAAGGAGTTAAAGCAGATCAATGGGATATTATTGAGTTTCCCGCAATCTTTCCTGAGACGGGTAATCCTATGTGGCCTGAGTATTGGAAAGAAGATGAATTACTTTCTGTCAAAGCATCTCTGTCAGAACAGAAGTGGCAAGCACAGTGGCAACAGCAGCCCACCAGTGAAGAAGGTTCCATTATCAAACGTGACTGGTGGAAGTTATATGAACATGAAGATCCACCACCCCTCCAACATATAATTCAAAGCTACGATACAGCCTATAGTAAAAAAGAAACAGCGGACTATTCGGCGATTACAACATGGGGAGTTTTCTATAGAGATGAAATGAGAGCACCTGCTTGTATTTTGTTAGACGCGAAACGCGGGCGGTGGGAGTTTCCTGAATTAAAAAGGAAAGCGGTCGAACAGTACAATTACTGGGAACCCGAGACCGTGATCATCGAAGCGAAAGCGTCAGGCCTTCCGCTAACGTACGAGTTACGTCAAACAGGAATTCCAGTTGTTAACTTTACACCGAGCAAAGGAAATGATAAACATTCAAGAGTAAACGCTGTAGCACCTCTATTTGAATCGGGACAAGTTTATTATCCTGACGAAAGGTGGGCGCAAGAGGTTATTGAGGAATGTGCTGCTTTTCCTTTTGGTGAACACGACGATTATGTTGACTCCACCACTCAAGCTCTGTTAAGATTCAGACAGGGAAATTTTATTACGCACCCAGAAGACTACGAGGATGAGCCAAGTATGTTGAAGATGCGAGAATATTATTAGGAGTTATTATGACAGCAAAAGTAAAACCAGAAGACTACGAAGTACCAATGACAAAAAGGGATGTAAACATAAGACTTAAAGAAAATTTAGATAAAGAGGGTAAAGGTGCTGCTGGTAAAACTTCTCAAGAAATGAAAAAAAAGACTAAGAAAATATTTAAAGATGGTAAGAAAACTGACTTCGGTATGTTATCAGTAAAAGCTGGTATTGATAAAAATCCAAAGCCAACACAAGCGGATAGAATTGCTGGTGCAACAATGAAAGACGGTTCGCGTACCAAGGTACGTGGTGTTAGAATTGCTAACAAAGGTTTTAGAAAAGCAAAGCTTAGTTAATGGATAAAAAGAAAAAATTTCAATCGGGCGCAGCTAGTGTTCTAGATGATCCAGATATATTGGATGTCATTCCTATGATAAGGAGACCTAATTTAATGGGCGATCCTACTAAGCTAGGAGCCGCGGACCTCGGGCCGTTGTTAGCCATGATGGCAGCTGGAGCATATCCCGCTGTTAGCGCTTTGACCGAAGCAGAAGCAAGAGATAGAGGAATTATTATTCCGCCTGATGAACTCTCCGAAGAAGAGAAAAAAAGATTAGGTTTATATGGAGGCATGGTCGGTGGTGGTT